GCAACCTGTTCGCTACCAGCACATTTTTTGGGGGGTTGGATGGCGGGGTGGGCGTGTTCGGCGGGGAGGATGTTCATGGGAGTCGCCGGCCGATCCATTCGGTGATGTTGGAGACGACTCCGTTGCCGCACATGCGGTAGCGGTGCGAGTCGGCGATTGGTCCGTTGATGCCTTGGGCGGTCCAATGGTCGGGCCATCCCATGAGTCGTTCGCATTCGAGTGGGGTGAGTCGGCGTACGGCGCTGTCGTGTCGGACGGCTGGGTATCCGGCGCCTGGTTTGCCGCCGCCGGACGTGATGCTGCGAACGTACGGTGTTTCGAGCACTTCTGCTCGTTGGTTTTCTGAGAACGCCATCGGAATGAATGTCATTCGGTCGGTGTCTGACCGTCCGCTGCTATGCCAACGGAAACTGGTTGGGATCAGATGGCCGGCTTGTCCTTGGTTGTCGTCTGCGCCACATGTTCCAACGCCTGTTGAAGTGAGAGCGGCAACAATCTCCCTCGTTTCTCCGCTCGGCGCAGAATCCCTTGGGCTGCTTGAGGGCTCAAACAATATTTCGGGTCCACACTCGGTTCCAGCACCTGCGACAATAAAGACACGACGGCGTCGTTGGGGAACTCCGAACCATCGAGCGTCAAACAGCCGCCAGACTGCTGTCCGTTTCGGTCCGACCACCACTCCGCAGGACTGCCATCCTTCATCGGGCACGTCGGGGAGTGTTCCGGTGATTCCCCACAGCACGGCAGCGAAGTCGGCTCCGTTGTTGCTGGTGAGAGCGCCAGCGACGTTTTCCCACAGAAACCAACGGGCATGGCTCTGATCAGCGATACGGCATTGATGCCAGAACAATCCGCTCCGTTCACCATCCAGTCCCGCACGTCTTCCAGCCACTGACAGGTCTTGGCAGGGGGATCCTCCTGCCACAAGGTCAACTCGTCCACGGTACTCCTCCGGGTTCAACGTGGTCACATCGTCATGGATTGGGATACCGGGCCAATGGTGGGCGAGTATCTCACGGCATTTCGGGTCGATCTCACAGAATGCGACGGTGTGGTGACCGGCGGCTTCGAGGCCGATGTCGATACCGCCGACTCCGGAGAACAGGGACAGGATGTTCATTGCCATTCGGAACGCATCCGAACGTAATCACGGACCGCTTGCACCTTGTACGGTTCAGTTGTCCAGTTGGCGAGTCGTTCTTCGTCGGTTTCGCACCAGGCGCACCAGGCGAACGTGGAGTGTTTCCAGCAGACGGTGGTGCCTGGTTTCGGGCGAGGGATTCTCGAGTCGTTCATTTCACACTCCGAACATCGCATTGAACTTCTTCGTGAACCTGGTTTCGTCAGGAGATCTGCCCTGCCGGGCCAGTTCAGCACAGTACGCCTCGTACGCGATGCAGAACCCGGTTTGTGGTGGGAGCACCTCCGACGACATCATCCGATGCGGCCGGTCCGCTTCAGCAACACGTCGCAGTTGCGATGTTGCTTCGTTCAACGTCGGCACCGAATTCGGTTGGTGACGCATCAACGCTGAGAACGCCTCATCGACTTGGCGGCGGCTGTATTGGGCGATGGTGTTCACCCAGCGGACGAGGACTTGTCGTTGCACTTCGGCGCTGTCCTGGTCGTGTTCCCACGGCATTCGACGTGGCCGGTAGGCGACTGCGATTTCGCTGGTGAGATAGTCGAACGCTTCGCTGCGGTTCACAGCCGCTCCGCCTGGAAATCCAGATCAAGTTGTTCTTTCGCCTGGTCGAGCAGGGCACAGAACCGGACGAGGCTGCGTGCGTCACGGAAGATCATCTTCGCGACGGCGAGAACGTCATCTTCGTGACGGATCTCAATCACCCAGAACTCTTCGCGATCGTCGCCAGCCGGATGATGCCGGATCGACGGGACCGCACCGTCACAGCCAGTGAACGTCGGCGTCAACAGTTTCATGATGTTTCCTCCATCGGATGGTCGGAAGACACCCCTTGGCCTTCCTCTTGGAACCACCCACGCAACGACTCTACCGCACTCGGGACAGGTTCCGCAACCTCATCTTCCCATCGGCCCTGAGACAACCATGTCGCCGGATGCGGTCGGAACTTCACAGCTCGAGAGTTCAGGTCGGGAAGATGCCGTCGTAACCCGTCGAGGATCACTGTCGGGTCGGTGCCGTTCCGGATGAGTGTCACCCATTTGCGTTCAGCAGCGGTTTTCCCGACTTTGCGTGGGTACAACGCCCAGAACTCGGCGAACTGTCCGTCACCGTCAGGTGATGAAGATCTTTTTTCTCTTTCTTTCTTCGGTGGTCTTTCTATTAGCGCCTGAAAAACCGACGTCGGTTTTCCAGTCGTCGGTTTCCCAGTCGTCGGTCCCTGAAAATCCGCAGAAAACAGGTCGGTTTCGCCGGATTCCCAGGAAACAGGGGTGTCGTGGATGACAAGTTCGGTTGTCCAACGCCCGTCAGGGTGCTGTTCGCGTTGCCGGACGAGATACCCGGCAGCTTCCAACTCGTTCAACGCCGTGTTCACCGCGTCACGCCCCTCCAAACCGTCAGCAGCGAGCCGTTCCCGACTCACCCGCCAGTTATCCGGCCGTGACAGCACCGCCACCAGCAACCCTCGAGCCCGATACGACAGGCGTTCGTCTCGTAACACGCTGTTCCGGATGACGGTGTACCCGTCGACAGGCCGTTCAGCTCGTCTGATCATCGTTTCTCCTTCCGTGAGCAGAAATGTTGACGGTACACGTTGCGTTCCTCTCCGGCAACGTCTATGATCATCTTCGCCGACCGTTCCTCCTTTCCGGTCGGTACACCCCACAGCGTCGAGAACCCGCCGGTCTGGCAGTGCCGGCGGGTTCTCCGCTATGTTGGGGTTGTATGACAGGTACAAGTAACAGTGGTCGTCGTAATGTTCCTGCGGAGGACAAGATCCGGTTTTGGGAGGCTCGTGCGGCTGGGATCTCGATTGTGGAGTCGTGTCGGATCGCTGGGATTCACTACAACACCGGTCAGAAGTGGGATGCGAAGCGTCGCAAGATCGAGGTGGAGCAGGCTGCTGCGGATTTGGGTGTTCGTAAAGCGACCGCTCAGAACAGTCGTGATTATTCTGCTGTGCGGCAGATGTTGGATGAGGCTGCTGAGTTGCCTCCGGTGTTGCCGTATGAGCGTCTGTCGGAGCGGGCGAAGCGCGGCTGGGATGACTTCGATTATTTCCGGAGGGTGTATCTCGGTAGGGTGCCGTCTCCGTGGCAGGTTGATGCGGCGTACAAGATCGTTGAGTATTTGGAATCGGGTGAGAAAGAGTTTGTAGTGTTGAACTGTCCACCGGGCGCCGGCAAGTCGACGTTGTTTCATGATGTGGCGGTGTGGTGCATTGTTCGGAATCGTGGGATTCGTGTGTTGATCGGTTCGATTTCGCAGACGTTGGCGAAGCAGTATTCGCGTCGTATCCGTGAGACGTTGGAACGGCCGACAAGGTTGATTGCTGATCCTGAGATGGTGAAGAAGGGGTTGGTGGTTGATGCGGAGGGCTGTTTGGCTCAGGATTACGGCCGGTTCAAACCGACTGCGTCTGGTTCGTTGTGGCGTGCCGAGGAGTTCATTGTTGAACAGTTTTTGCCGGGCGGTTTGGACAACAAGGAACCGACAGTGTCGTCGTACGGGATCGATTCGGAGTTCATCGGTCATCGTGCCGACCTGTGTTTGTTCGATGACGTTGCGTCAACGGAGAACGCTAAGGAGTCGACTGCGCGTGACCGGCTGATCGAGCGGTGGGATTCGATGGCTGAGGCGCGTTGTGATCCTGGCGGTTTGGTTGCGGTGATCGGTCAACGTCTCGGCCCTGGCGACTTGTACAAGCATTGTTTGGACAAGGTCACCTATGAGGATGTTGAGGATGATGATGACGGGGATGATGCGGTTGCTGAGGATGCGTTGAAAGATCCGGTGAAAACCCAGAAGTATCATCATTTGGTGTATCGGGCGTACTATGAGGATTTGGACACGGGGAAAGATTCGAGGAAGAAAACGGCGTTGCCGTGGCCTGAAGGTCCGTTGTTGGATCCGGTGAGGTTGCCGTGGAAAGATTTGTCGTTCATCCGGTATAACCAGCCGCAGAAGTTCCGTGTTGTGTATCAGCAGGAAGATATTGATGCGGAGTTCCAACTGGTGGAACGTGCAATGATCACCGGTGGGCACGGTTTGGATGGGGTGCAGTATCCGGGTTGTTTGGATCGGGAACGGCAACCCGGCCATATTCAGCGTGGATTGTCGGCGCCGTGGGTTTCGATCATTTCGGTTGATCCGTCACCTTCCCAGTTTTGGGGTGTGATCTGGACGGTGGTGCAACCCGATCTTGGTTTGTACCATGTGGTTGATGTTGAGCGGGTGAAGTTGACCGCTGAGGAACTGTTGGGGTATGAGCTGTCAACGGGCGAGTATTCCGGTGTGTTGGAGGATTGGGTGTGGCGTGCGGAGGATATGGGGTATCCGGTGTCGCATATTGTGGTTGAGGTGAACGCAGCGCAACGGTTTTTGTTGGCGCATGATTTTGTGCGGCGTTGGCAGGCGTCTCGTCAGGTGACGGTGATTCCGC